GTAATGCAATAGTTCCACGTCTTAATGGAGCAGGCCTGACAGGCGGCGGTGGTGATTCTATTGTTGCCTTCAGTGCCTCGGGTCTGACTGGTAATTTAACAATAAGTGCTTCCATTGTACTTACACTTGCAAAGAACGACTATGTAGATCTAGCATGTCGATCCAACCATTCATCGAGAATATATATGCCTCACTCACAATTCTCAGGCTACTTAATAGCATAATTAAAGGAAAATAAAATGAATATTACAATAACATTAACAGACGCGCAAGAAAAGGCATTAGCCTACGTTGCGGCATCACCACAAGAGTGGGCAGAGAATGCAGTACATAATCGATGCAGTATTGCGATAGACGAAATCTATGATATGGAAGTTGCTCGTATGACGGCTGATCCTGAGATTACAAGTATACCTGCAGATAAAGATACTGTGGTTCTTGCCGCAGATATCCCTTCAGCAGCAGAACGTAATGCAGCTGCAGAAAGCACACCCTAGATAACTGGGTCATTAAAAGGTATAAATAGTACTATGGCAAAACCAAATTCAAGACAAACCTTTATAGATTATTGCTTCAGAAGCTTAGGTGCACCTGTAGTAGAAATTAACGTAGATGACGACCAAGTAGATGATAGAGTAGACGAAGCTCTGCAGTTCTATCAACACTACCATTCTGATGCTATTGAGAAAGTATACTTAAAGCATCAGATAACATCTGCTGATATAACCAATGGCTATATTCCTATTAATACTTTAATCACGGATGTGGTTAGAGTAATGCCTATTAACGATACTACATCAACTAATAATCTCTTTGATGTTAAATACCAGATTCATTTAAATGATGTATATAATTTAGGTTTCTTAGGTTCTTTAATAGACTACTCTATGACACAACAGTGGATGTCACTCCTAGATGGAATGATGGGCCCTGCTGATAAGCATATATCATTTGAAAGACATAAGAATCAGCTAAGAATAGACATGGACTGGTCTTTGGAAGTCACATTAGATCAGTATATTGTGGTTGAATGTTATAGAATTATTGACCCAGCTACATTCTCTGATGTATGGAACGACTACTACTTAAAGCGTTATGCAACTGCACTCATCAAACAGCAGTGGGGTCAAAACCTATTAAAGTTTGAGGGAATGACAATGCCCGGTGGTGTTCAGTTTAACGGTAGACAAATATTCGATGACGCTAGAGAAGAACTTGAAAAATTAACCGAAGAAGTCAGATTGAATTGGGAACAACCAGTCGATTTCTATATAGGATAATACCATGCCAAGAAATGTATATTTCAGTCAGGCAGTAAGATCCGAGCAGAGTCTATATGAAGACTTGGTTATCGAATCACTAAAAATCTTTGGGCAAGATGTCTATTACATACCTAGAAGCCTAGTAGAACGAGATACGATTTTGGGCGAAGACCCGGCATCTAAGTTTGATGACGCCTATCTGATTGAAGCATACATAGAGAACCAAGACAGTTTTGAGGGTGCAGGTGACTTGTATCAGAAGTTCGGTTTAGAAATTAGAGATGAAGCTAACTTCATTATATCTAAGCGCCAGTGGGAAAACCTAATAGGTCTATATAACAATACCCTAGATAATGTACATAAGCCTAAAGAAGGTGATATTATATTCCTACCAATGTCTAATTCTTTCTTTGAAATTACATTTGTAGAACATGAACAACCATTCTACCAGTTATCTAATCTACCAGTTTATAAATTAACCTGTTCATTGTTTGAATACAGTGAAGAACAGTTTGATACCGGTCTTAATGTAATAGATGATATGGCAGCTATTAATGCATACCAAACTACTATTATTGTAGATGTTACTGCTAATGCTCACTTTACTAAGGGTGAGATAGTATCACAAACCTTGGTTGCTGCTTCTAGTGATTATTCTGTCGGGCCGCCATTAGTTGGTACAGCAGCAATAGTAGTGTCTGGTACAATCTCTGGCATTACTAAGAATTCTACTACAGGCGCAACGATTACCGTAATCAATGTTGGTGTAACTGGATCCTCTGGCGAAATGAGAGAGTTTACTGTATCTGCTAGTATAGGACTAGTAGGTGCTGAAAGTGGAAATACTTGTTTCATTAATGATGTTGCTGATGTTGCTGATGCTACATCCTTTGAATTTGATGGACAATCACAGAACTATGCCTTTGAATTAGAGGCTGATGGATTCTTAGACTTTACCGAAAGTAATCCATTCGGCGACCCATCGGAGACATACTAATGTTCGGTAACCATTTCTATCATTCAACCATGAGAAAAGCTGTAGCAGTCTTTGGTACTATCTTTAATAATATTAATGTTATTAGAACTAAAGCTGATGGTACAGTATTAAACCAGATTAAGGTTCCACTATCATACGGACCTAAACAGAAGTTTCTAGCAAGACTTGATCAATCGTCAGGTGCTGATGCTTCTATGGCGATGAAACTCCCTAGAATGGCATTTGAAATAGCGTCATTAGAACTTGACTCTACTCAGAAACTAGGCAAAAGAAATACTATCACAGAGTCACATGCTTCAGATGTTACTAAGAAGAAGACAATTAAGCATCAAGTAGCATATAATATTAATGTATCATTATTTGTTATGGCTAAGAATCAAGATGATGGACTACAAGTAGTAGAACAGATCTTACCATACTTTCAGCCAGAGTACACAGTCACAATTTCACCAGTAGAAGGATTTGCATATAAACAAGATGTGCCTATTATACTGACCGGTGTTAATATTTCAGATGATTATGAAGGCGACCTAGTTACTAGAAGAGCACTCATATACCAGCTAGACTTTACCATGAAGATGAAATTCTTTGGGCCTACGGGTAACCAAGGTGTCATCAGAGAGGTTGCTGTTGATTTAAATGGTGATCCATCTAATGTAAATGTCTTAGAGAATATGGCATTTAGTATAACCCCATCTAATGCTGGTGAGGATGATGACTACTCGGTAACTACCACGATTACTTAATTGTTATGGATATAATTATGGAAAATAAGAAAGATAAGCTTAAAGCATCTTTAGAGAGAAACTTGCCTACAGTTAGTAAGGCCAAACCTCTAGTAGTTGACAAAGACATAAAAGATGACTACGAATTCTCTAGGAAGACCTATAAAGATTTAATCAATACTGGTGTCGGTTCTTTGGATATACTTGCTGAACTTGCAAGAGAGTCCGAACACCCCCGAGCATTCGAAGTACTATCCCAAGCTATTAAGAACATTGGTGATACTACGGATAAGTTAATGAGTCTGCAGAAGGCCAAGAAAGAATTAAATAAAGAAGAGAAGGAAAAAGAAGAACTGGCCCAGGTTACTAATAATAATGTGTTCGTAGGTTCTACTACCGATCTACAACGGCTACTTGCCCAAGAAAATGAGAAGATTATAAATCATGCAGAGGATAAAGAATAGCGAATTTGGCTATCTAGGTAATCCTCAAGTCAAACGGGACGGCGTAGAAACACAGTTCACTAAAGCAGAAGTACTGGAATATGCTAAATGCATGAACAATCCAGCATACTTTGCTCGTGCCTATCTGAAAGTAATTTCACTTGATAAAGGTTTAGTGCCGTTTGATTTATATCCATACCAAGAAAAGATGTTCAATCACTTCAATGATAACAGATTCTCTATTGTTTTAGCATGCAGACAGTCGGGTAAATCCATATCATCGGTAGGTTACTTACTGTGGTTTGCCTGTTTTCACCCAGAAAAGAACATTGCAATTCTTGCAAACAAGGGTGCTACGGCTAGAGAGATGTTAGCCAGAGTAACACTAATGCTTGAGAATCTACCATTCTTCTTACAGCCAGGTTGTAAAGCATTGAATAAAGGTTCTATTGAATTCTCCAATAACTCTAAGATTATGGCAGCTGCTACGTCAGGTAGTTCCATTCGTGGTCTCTCTATCAACCTTCTATTCCTTGACGAGTTTGCCTTTGTGGAGAATGACGCACAATTCTATACCTCTACATATCCAGTGGTTTCATCTGGTAAAGATACTAAGGTTATTATTACCTCTACTGCTAACGGAATTGGTAATGTGTATCATAAGATATGGGAAGGAGCATCACAGGGTACTAATGAATATAAACACTTTAGAGTAGACTGGTGGGATGTCCCCGGCCGAGATGAAGAATGGAAGCGACAGACTATTTCCAATACTTCGGCATTACAGTTTGAACAAGAATTTGGTAATACATTCCATGGTCGTGGTAATACTCTTATTGATGCTAACCATCTACTAGCTCAGCAGTCAGTAGAACCTGTTGAATATAAAGAGAACATATGGGTTTACGATACCCCTAAAGAAAATCACGACTATATAATGACAGTAGATGTTGCAAAGGGTAGAGGACAAGACTACTCCACGTTTAATGTTATTGA